TGTGCAACTATAGTTTGAGACGGATAAGACGGGGTAATAAACTGTACTGTATACGGTGGAGTCCCCGAATTAACGAATAGATTGAATGCTCCCGAATTATTATTCGAGCAATCACCTGTTACCGTTATGTTATAATTTAATACCGCCATTAACTATTACAATTTATACTAATGTTTATCCCCGAGTTTAATGAAAGCGTCTCATCAATATTTCTTTCAGTACAAGTAAGACTTGTGATTGTTAATACATTACCATTTAAGAAAAATGTGAATCCATAATCATATAACTGTGGAAGATATTGTATCAACGCATTTCTCCACATTGTATTAGTTGGGACATCAGTCAAACCATAACCAACATAAAACAACTCTTTAATTATAACATCACTACCAATTCTTAAATCAACATACCAAGTACTTTGAACTGAGTTTTGAATACAATCATTCAATGTTAATCCACTTTGGGCTAACATATTATTTACTCTATTTGATAATATACTACTAAAATTACTAACATCAACATCTCCGTTTAACCAAGGATATATATTAAAATCAGTATATTCTGTTGTACATGTATAATCAAAAATATTTGATATTATAAAACATGGTTCGACAGGTACAGGAACAAATTGACACCCTCTTTGTCTTCGATAAACAAACTTCTGTCTTTGGAATATTGAATTTTCCATTCTAACTCCTGTGTTCCATATTGTTGTTGCAGGAACCATCTGTTCTACCAACTTCATCCAATACGGACCGATACCATTAACATAGTCGATTAATTTTTGATACGTATATTTGTTATTGGGTAACCCAACCGTAGTTTCTGATTCAATATATTTCCAAAAGATTGATTGCAAAGTGGGATATCCCCCTGTTTTACCATCCGTGATGTATTGACGGTTCCTTACGTTAATCATATTCTCCCAAAAAGTTTGAGAAAATTCAAAAAACGTTTTCTTTTTTGGCTGTGGATTTACAAAAGTAGAATCAACTCCGCCTGGCACAGGATACCCAACTGTGAGTCCTGATTCAGGTATAGGATAATCATACCTTCTCGATTGTTCCCAAACATCATAAACTAAACCTTGCGCAGGATTTAAGAAAAGGTCTACGTTTTTAACATTCAATACTAACTTCTCATTATCAACAAAGTAGTAAGCATTGTAATCTGCAGTATTTGAAACTCTTATTCTATCATCTTCAGCCAACCACGATTTATTATTGTCCACAACTTTTCTTAGTTTGAAACCTTCAGTCATGAACGGAAAATCCCTAAACCTGTTTAAGTATGGTTGACCATAAGTGTACGGCGCTAATTGCGTTTGAATGTTAAAATTTTGACCTGTAAATACTTGACCTGTTACGACAACTTCATCAGGACTTCTATGTGACGGAGTTGACTCATACCATCCCGAACCAATCTGAAAGAAATAACTTTCGGTATTTGGTGGTGCTTTCGGAAATCCCGCTAAATCAACAGGGTAATCTTCCAATCTTGTAGTTACATCTTGATAAGTCGCAATCGAAGTAAACGCACTGAAGGTTTGACCCTTTATTTTATAAGTCGATCCAGGAATGAAACCTGGCGTATTTTGAACATATGTACCACCTGAGATTGCCGCCCATTGAACACCGAATTGGTCCATGTTAATTTTTTGGTCCGCCAAATAAATGTGTTCGTTGAATTCAATTAAAGAATCTGGGGCTCCAATTAGTCTTAACATAAATTCAACTGAACGTCTTGTTCCCTTAGATTTGAATAAATAAGATGCATTCAGAATTAAATTACGATAAAATGCGTAGTTCAATTCAGTCGGTGTCAAGGCTCTAGCATATCCAGGGTAGGTTGGGGTATTTGTATTTCCAAACACAGAACTTAAAAAGTCCTCATTAGTAATTGGCGAAAAATTAGAACTCCATCCGAGTGTTTGCGCCAAATTAACCAAAAGTTGTGATGGTATATCGTTAGATGGATTATAACTAACTGAATTCATGTATGCCAATGCGTCTATGAATTGTTTGATTTGGTCAAAACTTCTACCGTAAATTTGGAATATCTTCTCAACCTTACGTCCAAGTGTATCGAATTCTTTAAGGGAATCCGAAACCAAAAATCTTGAAATTAAATTTGTTTTGAACGAATCCAAATTAATTGCGATTGCCTCAAGTTGCCCCAAATAGCCTTCAAACAAGAATGATCTAATATCCAAATTCCACGGACCTTCTTTTGGCCAAGTAACTTGTTCATAGTTAGTATAAAATTGTCCTGATTCAGTTTGTTGTGGTACTTGAAACAATGCGGTATATTCAGGTCTTATAAGTCGGTTCAATAAAAATTTTTGTACCTCATCAAAGTCTTCGGCAAAAATTCTATCGACAACAAAATCATTTGGCCGAATTTGAAATTCTTGATTAGTTGTTGTAGCAGTAGTACCAAATGGTGCACCTGAAACGATGAATTCAATAAACCCTGTCGATAAATTTTGGGATGGTGTGAAAGAAACAATATTGAATATATTATCGTTTATTGCAACACAATAATCTAAGTAGGTGTTATATAAATTTCTATAAGGTGAAACAATAATTTCTCTTACAGATAAATTTGTTGCCGCGCTTAAAGAGTAATCAATATCAAACGGATTATTAATACGACTAACGTCTATTCTGAAAGTTGTTTCATCCAACACAGAGTCGTAGGAAATGTTAGTCGCAGTCGCACCTGTTATAAATTGGTCATTATTAAATAATATATCTAATGCCGCAGGGAACCTATGGATTATTTCTGTAATCGATACTTGAAATCTTTTACTCAAAGACCCATACATCGAAAAGTTAAGAACTTGAGACACATCATAGTTTGGATAAACCCTAAACTGTGTCGCCATAATTCTCCTACTCTCATCAACATCACCGATGTTTAACCCCTCCAAATTTATAGGTTCAGAGAATGCCCCAATATTGAATGTTCTAGTAACTCTTTCAGTCACCGAAGTTGTAAACTCAAAGTTACCTTGCGTGAGTCCTCCCCCTTCAACTGTTTGTAATCCTACAATATCATCAGAGAAGGTCGCAGCACCACTACCTGGTCGTGGTGGATAAAAAAATTTGGTAGTCCTTTGAGTCGTGGCCATTAACTAGTTATATTTGTAAAGTTTTTACTGAAATCAATATTATTACCTCTGCTTTGTCTAACCTCATAAAGAAGAGCATTAAATTGGTCTCTAATTTCGTATAGGTTGTATTGTCTGTATATGTTATCGTTAGCATCGTAGATAGTGTAGATACCATCATCGATAGATTTGGTTTGATTACCATATAGAGCAATTGCAAGAGAAGAAATATCGTACTCAACCATTTCAATCTCTACAGATACAGGGTTGAAAAAGGTATTTGTAATAATAATATCTTGGTCAGGCTGTCCGATGTACGGAGTTGCATTTGGTTTGTTTGTCGGAGATGAAGAAGGTGATAGTGTTAAGAATAAAAGATTTGAGTCTCCATCCACATATCTATATCTTATAGCCTTTTGTGTAGTATTAACTTCATTTGTTACAACAGGTTCACAAAAGAAACTTGATGTTACAACTCTAAAGAAATTAGGTATTTTAGATCCGTCAGGGTTAAGATATTCCACTCTGAATCCGACTAATCCTTGAGGTACAAATTTGTTTTGGTATTGTGTTGGGACATTCGAAATATCAATAACAATACCTTTGACGTTAGGTAATGCACTTAGAACACCACAATCACTTATTACCGTTCTAATTTCCGCAGGTCTTATATATAAGGTATAAATTCCTAATGCGTTAAATTGATTGGCGGGTAATGTTAAATTATAAAGTCCACCTAAGACTTCAACACCAGCATTTCCTCCTGTCTCAGAGTTTGCGAAGTAGGGTCTCAATATAGTTTGAGCGTCCAACTTTGTCAAAACAAATTGGTCTGTAACATCCCTTGATGGAGTATAATTCATAATGATTTCAACATCCGCTGGTGAAACATCTGAAGGTCTTATTGTACCGTATGAGCCGATTGCCATATTCTCTTATTTAATTTATAAATACTTTATTTCTTTTTTTCAATTAATTCTTTGTTTATTAACTACATTAAAGAATCCATATCCATAGTTAATCATATCTCCTAAATTATCAACTTCACCTAACCTCATAACTCTTTCATATGCACTATTCTTTCCTCGTTCAACAAATACGTTGGTTTGTATTTGTGCTTGGTCAATTACTTTGAGAAGAACCTCATCTTTAGTTATAGGTCGCGCGGTCAAATTGTTTGAAGTAAATCCTGATGATTGTTGGAAAAATATTGTAGTACCATCATTGTAATCATAGTAATGAACTCCAGTAATTGTATAGGCAGTGTATACAGGATTAATATCTGATATTGCTCCCCATATTTGACCATTACTAATTACAGGTACTCCGACTTGAAACTTAGGACTACCATATAATGCCAATTCATTTACTCTTGATTTTGTATTACCTGAAACCGTAAATGGAACTGTTACATAGTTATTCGAAGTTTGTGCGGAAACTTCATTGACCGCGTCTCCTGAAAATATGTAATTGTATGACACAGGAGTATTTAACCAATTACCACCTGCAGGTGTAAAAAAAGACTGACCGTTTGGATTGTAAATAATTACATTAGTGAAAGGTACGTTGATTGTTTTAGAAACTTTTGTAATCCCCCACGGATTTGTTTGTTCCAAAGTTATGGTATATTGTTTAGTTGCTGTTGGATAAGTATGACTTATTGAATTGGGGGTATAACTTGTGATTGTTTGTTTTGGGCTACCGTCCCCCCAATCAACTTTGTAAGCTGAGAGTTCCAAAAACTTTTGAAATTCATCTGAAGTGTTATACACATTCCACACATATGGATTACTTGTAGTTGACGAAAATATAAAATTTGTAACAACATCTTTTTGTAATACTGCTCCATCAAATGGACTGTAATATCCAACGTCAACCGCGGTTTGCCTTAATAGTATAGGTACTGATAAATTGGTTAACAACGAAGTACCGCTAGGACCCGAAGTAACAACTTGTGTCATAGCAGAGTAAACCCCAACAGGAGTACCACTGTAATTTACAACTGATAAGTCCCGTATAACATTCTCAGGCGATACAATAAATCTATAAGTATCTTGTGACATTATAGTGGAGGGTTTACATATTCATACCATTTTATGGGAATGTTGGTTCCCAACCTTTGTCCACTTGTATTTAACACTTGGTAAGTTTGTGTCTCATAATCAAGTTTCACTGTGTAATATAAAAACTGAGTATTATCAAAAGCATATTTATTCCCCGTCAAATAAACCTGAGGTCCATTTGTGAAGTCCAATGGATTTGTACCTCTGCCCGTCATCATTTTGGTGAACTGACCTGTCTTTGCATTAAAAAACTTTGCAGACATAAAGAATGTATTGATATTGAGAAAATTTCTTTTCTTTAACCAATAGATAAAAAATCCTTCCTTATCACCAACATAATCCAAAACAAATTGTGGTTTTCTAATATTGACCAAAGTTCGTTGCATTTGGGTTTCCATCATTAAACCTTGTTGTGTTGGTAATATTATCGTAAGATAATTTGTTTGTTGTTTCTCATCAGGAGTATCATAAAAATCCAACTTGAAAAATGAATTGGAAAATACGTCATCGTAATAATAAACCTCTTGTGGTGTAAACCCTTCACTTAAATAATTGATTCTCCAATTACTTAGGTCATTCATATTACCCCCTGAATAAAAATAAAATTCATAATTGATTAGAGTATCATTTGTAGTTCCAGTAGCGGGTGCATGAGCAAATCTTGAAACCTCAAAATCTCTACCGTCACCAATAACTTCTTTGATTACTTTGGTCTCATACTCATCAATTGCCAAGTCCAATCCCAAATAATCCCACTTGAGTTCCACAGGTATGTTGATTTGTTTGTCAACACCAACATCTTGTTTAATTACAAATTTATTCACACTCATCTATTAGTGGTTTTATTGCGAAGTCAAATCCGTCAAGATTATCGTTGTAATTTATTCCTTCAGGAATCAATCTAAAAATTGCCTGAGTATAAGGATAATGAGCCGAGTTTAAGTATGGATAATCAACACCACGTCCCAAATTGTCAATAAACCCATAGGTATAAATATCCCTCCATCGAAACTGTTGGTCCGCAGTTGAATAAAATGCCCAACTCGGAACATTATCAATCTGTCCTAATTCCGCAGTTTCAATATAATCCGAGAACACTTTCAAGACCATTGAGTTATGAGGTTCATAATAATATCCTGGTGAATTGGTAGAAAAATTGTTTGTCGTTTGAAAGACAGTTTGATTGAATTTGATTTTATGATAATATGGTGATACAACACGTTCAACTTGTTCATAGTCATTCCACTCACAAAAATCACCATCCATAATATCACCAGGTTTCAAATCCGCATTATAATAAAATGTTTTTGTCTCACCATTGGTAAGAGTATATGCCGAAACAGGTATGTTTGTGTTTGACCTTTGATTATTCAAATTCCACCAAGGAGTTGGAGTTTTTGCCAAATTGAATCCCCACCCTTGTTTTAATCCAACACTATTGAATGGTTGATTGAAATATCCTGAATATCCTTTGTTAACTATTGTTAAACTAATTTCATTCAATGGTCTTTTTTGATTATCCAACAAACCAGCAAAGTTCAAATCATAATTAGACGTTACATCATAAGTATTACTACTTGTCTTTTGAGATATTCTTGTAACATTATTTGGTGTTATAGAACTGTATTCAAGTTTTCTTTCTTCACCAAATACATTTTTTTCAAATCCTGCCTTAGTGATTGCAAGGTCAGTAAGGTTAGTTAAGACCTTATATTTTTTAACATAATATTTAGACCTTGTTTCGGTTAGATTGGCGGGATTGATAACTCTTCGAAATGTTCCAATTGTTCCATTATTGAATGTAGAACCTGTAAATCCAATATTAAATAAGTTGAATACATGTTTATCACTTCCATATAATCCATTACCAATAGAATAAACTTGGAATATATTGGACCCTCGATACGTTAATGATAATTCTACATATTGTCCTATTGTCAAACCATGAGGAGCAATACAAATAAATGAGACCAAACCATTACCATTCTGAGAACTATTAACAATCGAAAATGGTATTCCACTTGATGCTATCCAATTCACATCATTATTAGTTGTAGAATAGTAGGTTAATAATCTATTACTATCATTCTCGTAAGGATACGTCAAGTAATACATCCAATTATAGGTGTATGCACTCTTTGCTTTGTATTGGAAATGATTGTCCCCTACATTAGGTCTGTAAAAATCAAATTCATAATATTGTGGGAACCCTTTCCAAATACCACTCTGTTTTGAAGCTGTAGGGTCACTATAGTATAAATTATATTGGAAGGGTAAATAAGTTGTAGTACCTGTATAGGTGTTATCGTACAAGTAAGTTACCTTAAATGTTGGTCTAAATATTGTACTTTCTTGTCGTTCATCGTCATAGATTTGAGCAAGATTTAACGTAGATGTCCTATCATACTCAGTAAGCTCTTGACTTTGTTCTTGAAGAGTTAAAGAGAGTTCTTCATCTATTGACGGTGCCCCCTTATATCTAAGTCCACTTGGTATTATTGTATACTTATTCATCTACAGAATACTTAGTCTTAAATTTATCCAAAGCAGTTTCACCTACTATGGTTCCAAAATAAAATTGGAATGGAGCACCTACCACAAACTTTTGTTTCAAAGCTCCCGTTGATTTATATGTTCCATCCCCAACAGTACCATTAACGTTGAAGATATATCCACGAGCATTTAAGTCATTGGATTCTGAATTGTCACTATAGAAATATGGTGTGTCGGAGGCATATCTATCTAACGATTGGTATCTGACATTTTGAACAATATCTGATGACGATGTCGCCCATGTATTATATTGATTTCCGAAAATAAGATTAGTATTGTTCAATCTCCATTGATAGAAAGGTACGACTTGTGATTTGATACCATAAGGATATGGGTAATACCCAATGTCATCAGTCCCTCTAAAATTAATTCTACCAGGTGTCAAATAATCTTTGGTTTGTAAATCTTCTGTAGTTGATGAAAACCAAACTGCAATTGTTGGGTTTGAAGCAGTACCAAGAATCGTTGCTGGTACATTACTTGCACCAGGTTCACTATCATAATATTCAGGAGAAAAATTAATGTTCCCTATTTCACTATTGATTGACATCAGTTGTGCTAAATCACCATCAATTCTTCTATTTTTAATAAAAGTATCCTCATTCCCTCTAGAGAAAAGTTGGTTAATTCCATTATCTCCAAAAGAAATAATGTCTCTTAAAAACTTATCATCTGTAATTCTTGATATAACAAATAAATTTATCAAATCAGAAGTATCCCCATAACTTGTAGGATTGATATTCGGAATGATATATCCTTTGGTTGTTGAATCAAATGTAATTTCTGAATAGAATATATCTTTCATTCCTAAATTGACCAAAGTGGTTGGAAATAATAAATTCAATTCATTAATACTACCCACATTATTTGTTCGTTTTCCAACAAATGTGTTAGATGCATTATTGTAAGGACTACTTCTATAATAGAAATTATTACTGTCATCATTGAAATAAACAACATCCTTACAGAACTGAACTTTAGAAACTTTATTCTGTTTGTTATAAAAAGTATCAACTTGTATTGGGAACATGTATAAAGATCCGTTTATCCAATTATTCATAAATGATTGAGATAAGACTCCCCTACATAACCCATAGAAAAATCTGAACCTATATCCCCACTCATTAAAGTTTGAAATATCTTTCCCTAAATCCGTTAAGGGTCTCCTCAAAAACATATAACATCCTTTTTCTACCGCATCCTTAGTTGTACAATCTTGATTAACTTCAAAATCACTACCAAAACCTTGATAACAATCCAATCCTACCATTTTTTGACAAGAAAACGATTCAAAAACTGTTACCGAATTAGTTAATCCTGATATATCAACGTCAGGTATTTCAGCACCCGTCGTATAAGATGCTAAATCCAACGGTGAATCAAGGTCAGGAATATTGTAAAAAATAAAATTATTGTTTTGTTGTAACAGAGCAGGATTTGTATCCCACGAACTTCCATTCAACGCGTCAGATGATGGTAGTCTATCCGTTCTCATAACATTAATAACTTTCGATGAAATCGACATAGGATTAGCCGACAATGAAGGATAGGCGTTTGGTGTAAAATATTGATATTGTACATCACTATAGTTGAAGTTGACCGCAAGTATTGTCGCTAACAAAGCACCAATTGCTGCAATTCCAATAACAAACGGAAACAAAAATGGAATTGAAGCAAGAGGTAATATGGAAACAGACCCACCCAAAATGACCGCCGATAAAGGATTTAACGAAAATGCGGTAATATTCGAGAAAATGTAAGATGCTCCAGAAACATCTTCAGATAAATCATATTTAGCGGAATTTTGATTCGGAGAATAAAAATCATTATTAGTTCTACTAACCATGGCCGTCACCCCTCCCATATTTTCAGTTTGTAATCTGTTTATGTTAGAGTTTGCATCGATACTTCCATAGTAACCAACAGTAGATGTTGTGAACCCTGAAAAATCATTTCCCGCTTCGAAGAAATACGATGGATAAAACATACCATTTTGATTAAATGGTTGAACCGATATATTAGTTTGAGTTAACTTTTGTATCGGTATATTCAATCTCGTTTGAGCAGTAAATGTTAATTCGGAGTCATCAATATTTTTGCCAAATATTCTTCCAAGTCGATATTCATTTGTATATTTTGGAGAATATGGGTCGACTCCCCTTTGTAGGATAAGAATATATTGGTTTTCAATATCACTAAACGCATCCAAAGGACTAATAAGAAAATCTTTATCATTTCTACGATATCCTCTTAGTCTTTTTTTAGCCAAAATTAATCGTGATGGGGCTGCCAGCACATTTGGAAAAGCCTCTATTGTTTCTATATTCCATATTTTAATGGCGTCCGCCACCGTGATTGCCGTAACAACTTGGAAATATTCTCTATCTTGAGGATAAACTTGCCTTGTTATAGTACTTCCCGTAGGTAATGAATATAATACAGTTTGGTCAGTTGTTTGAGTTACCGCATAATTAACATTTACTGAGGTTGCTTGTTGAATTGTTGTTCCTGTAACACCATTGACAATACCATTTTCAGTTTGAGCAGTGTATAAAAAGTTTTTATCTGTGGTGGTGGCAGGATTGACAGATGTTAATAATTGACCCGATTCATATGTCTGATTAGATAGTACTGTTATTGTATTGTCAAAATGAAATTTACCAAGGTTCGAATCTTTTGCAAAAGTGACTTTTATTTTATTCAGGTTATCAAAATATGATGGTCTTGTATTAAATATATTAATACGTTCTCCAACAGTTAAACTTTCAGAAAAAGCAAAGTGTTTGTCTTCATCGGATTCGTCAGATAAAAATCTAACTACAGATGACTTTGGTGTTTTGAAAACATTCAAGTCAGATACAGAGTCGTTATTGCCAGCGATTGCTTGTGCAAAAATTGTGGATTTTACTTGTACATCTTCAGAAGGAGTTCCATCAGCACCAAAGATAGATTCTAAACCTTCACCATAACTTGGTGGATATGAAACATAAGACAAAACTCCAGAAGTACCCCCCAAAAGAGCCTTAGAATCGATTTCCCCTTGATTACATTCACAGGATTGACATTCAGGATAAGTAATCATTGGTAATCTAATAGTAAAATTCTTAGTTTCACATTTTATATTCAATGCGTTACAAATAAAACCGAATGGTCTAACTTTGATTACTGGAATTTCAACACCACACAAGAAACACAAGGCTTGAATTACGATAGTATAAATCCCCAAAAGTAAATGAGCAATTATCAATAATACCAACCCAGTAAACTGAATAACTGTGAATATTATGGAAAACAAAAAGAACAACAAATCAAAGTTTTTGAATCCGTCATTCACAGGAAATTTGTTTATTGAACTATCACATGTATCGTCATCTATTTCTTTAATCCCAATAAATCTTCCCCTACCCCCTTTTTTATATTGGTCAATTAAAGATGATACAGTGTATACCCTATTAAATTGAAATTCATAAAATGTATCATCGCAATTTATTATTTCATCGAGTCTGTCAATTTGTTCTTCCCCAACAAATCCATCAGTATATCCACTCCACGCTAATCCGAAATAATACGAACTCTGTTGTTTTCTTTTATTTATTTGATTAGCAAACTCAGATGGGTCGGTATTAGAATTAATCCATCCATATTCTTTAACATTAGGTAATAAATAATGTGGTCGTCTAGTTTGTATTGTGAGGTCAGTTGGTTGGGTCCATTTTACCTTAAATCTATATTTGGATTTTGTAGGTATCCCTATTGATTGATCATTCGAAAGTACTCTCTCCCCAAATTCATTTGTTATGACATAATCCAAATTCATTGGTAACTCAGTCAACCATGTTCCATCTCCATCTATCACATTTCCCGCCTGATCTAATTCATACACTTCTAACACAGGATTTCCATCCTCATCTTGTTGTATGGTTTGTCTGATTGCCAATATTTGTCCAGGACCTGAAGTTAATCCACACAAATTACCCATATTGTCTCGGGGTCTACAAGTGTCTCTTATTCTGAATTTATCTGGTGATGAAAAAACAGATCCCATAAAAACCGCAGTTGGTTGTATATCAACATTGGCATCGTCTCGTAAATCAAAATCTAATCTATTAATCGATATATCACATATTTCAGGGTCACCCCACAAAGGAGAAATCTCAGCGTTTTTAGTTAAATTAATAATCTGAGGTAAAGAATTCAAATCATTTGATGTTCGAAATCTGTTACCAGCAACTTGTGCTTCTGTGGCTAAACCGATTCTAATTAAATCTTGAGGGGTTAAAGAAAATTCCCCGATGTCAGAAAGGTCAACGTCCATGACTATCGTTTGTTCTCCCAATGGAACACCCATAATCATATAGTCTCCGCTATCATTAGTTTTTGTTGTAAACTTATAATACTTGTCGTAAATTTCTACTGCAGTACTTCCTGTTAGAACATCCGATTTTGTCGGTAATGTTCCAGTAGCAGCATGTTTTGAATAAGAAGGAGTATATGGTAATAGATTGTATCGATACCCATCATTATTTTTATCACTTGGTGATTTGTATGGATAGATACTTGTTATTATTGGATTGGATTCATCTACCTGTTCGATAGGTATGAATATAGAAACTCTAGCATTTGGTACTCCAAAACCGTTGTTTGCAGTGACCCTACCAACTAAAACACCGTAATCAGCACAACTTCTTGTGTAGATATCTGTTTGTTGTATTTTAAGAGATAAAATTTCTAAGAACTCAAACTCTTGGTCTAACTGTACATTAATTGATTTGTTAATGCCAAGTTCGGTCCTAATTCTATATGAATCACCCATGTAATATCTTTAGTTTATAAATAGTTTATGTGTAATTTTTAAGAATCAATTAGACACACATTGTAAATTATAAACCAAAGATTAGGATAATAAACCTATTAAGAGAATGTTGTAGATTGGAAGTTTACTACGGAAACTTTTATATCCTTACTTGGATATCTAATTTGGTAAACTTGGGAAGGTTGTGCAAAAATTGTATCAGCAACAGGTGCAATTTGTCTGGTTTCAGGATCTGAATATTGCATGGACGTTTCCGCCGAAGAATATTGTCCTCCAACATTATTGAACACTTTTATTCCCGCAACTGTAAGTACTCCATTTTGATTTTGTACAATACTTTGAATCTCGGACAAATAAACATTCTGTCCTAATTCCCTTACTTGTGGATTAAAATAGGTAGAAATTCTATCCACAACGTCAGCGATAACTTGTCCTGAGTTCTGTGCTGAAGTTAATACAATCGATACTTCAATACTTAAGTCGATGACCTCCGCAGTAAAAATAGATATGTAATCATTCATCATTCTATAGTTCGACAGGTAAGTCGCAACGTTCTGCTTCAGAGTATTGGAAACAATGTTGGTCAATTTTCCTGAAGTATCATATGATAATAACTGAATTAAGATTTTATTATCGTTTTCCGTAACTGAAACTTTTGCAGGTGCTCCAAACTCTGATGGCATATTCCTGATGATAGATTCATAATCTTGTACTGTAACCGCTCTTTTCTGTGCCGAGAAGTTAAACGAAACATAATTTCTTATTTCTTCCAAAGAAGGTAGACCCGCTCCACCAATAGCCGCGGTAACGTTGTTACATCTTAAAGAATTAACTACAGATGAATTTGTAAGTTCTGATGGTCCATTAACAAAGAAAGACACTGTTCCGATTTGTGTAATAACATTTGTTCCCAAGTTAGTACCTAAACCACCCCCAACTCTGTACTGAACAAATAGAGTTGAATTAGGAGTCAAAGCGGAACCCAAAGACAAATTGTTTGAATATCTTTGTAAGTCTATCGTTGCACCTAATGTTGTGAATTGATTCAAAGCATCTTGTGCTGTATTAGTACCTCCACCAAAAGTTAATTTCTTGAACCCTTCAGGAGTATATTCACTAATGAATCTATTTTGTGTTTGAATATATCTACCAACTTTGATACCAGGTTGGTCAGATACTTTTGTAGGGTCTTCAATGAAAACCCTATCTTCGGCTAATGCGTCAACTTCATACCATTTGTTTGCAACTCCCAAGAATTCCGCAGTTGTTGGAATATTAGTGTAGTCGGTACCACTCTTAAGTAAAACACTTGTAATACCCAAAACATTTTTTTCAGGCAAGAACAATTCAAAAAATGGTTTTACGTCATTTGGAGTAATAACTCGTTTGAAAACTTTAGTTATACCATTAACAACCAATTCTCTTTTGGTAATAGTATAATTGACTAAAACATTATTTGCATTGAAGTTCGGTATTTTTAATCTGTTAGGAAATCCTTGGGCGTTATATGGTGATGTGAAATCAACGTCATATATGTTTTCAAATACAATGCCAGCACCTGATACTTGAGACCCTCTTGCCAAAGTTCCGAGGTATCTTTGGTCTTCAGCGTCACCAAAAGCAGGAACCGTAATCGAAAAATCCACTAAAGATACTGATGGTCTTTGACCGGGAAGTTTCAATCCATAAGTTCTCGCAATATTGTATATTGAAGATCTCTGTTGAGCATATTGAAGGACTGTCTCTTGAATACTTCTATCAATATGATAATGTAGGTTATCCGCAACCGCGGCATTCAAATCCAAAAATACTGAGAATACAGATGCGTCATTAAAATCCTGAATTAGTTCGGGATAATATGTCCTTACATAATTTAATAACTCAGTTCTTATTCCTTGATAATCTCTGGTTGTATATGAAATTTTACGATTTGCCATCTATATTAAATATTAATAATAACAAAATCACTTTGAGCAAAAGTCGATCTGTTGTTTGAGTAATCTATTCTAATTTTTGCGGTATATTCCGAAGTCCCTTTACCGGGTAATCTGTAAATTGGAGACTCACTTGTCCCTACTGTATTTTCACCAAGCATAGTATCAACTTCCTCCATAGGGTCAGCAGGTGTAATTGTTATTTGATTCAATAACAGATTTGGCATAAAATTTTGAACCGCATCCCTTATATCTGATTGTATTGCGTCAAAAGTTAAACCATCAAAAGGTTCAAATAAAAATTCGTATAATCTGGTTCCAAATTCAGGTAAATAATATCTACTTCCTTTTCTAGTTAAAAGTAAGTGAATTAAATCCGATTTTACCTGTTGAGATTCTAATTGAGTGAGTTCTAAATAATCACCCCTTCGTGAATCTCTGAAAGGAAAGTTTATTCCATATGTAAATCCATTTGCCATAAAGATAAATATAAGACCCTTGTTTTTCCTTATAAATAGCCACAAATAAAAAATCCCGATATATATCGGGATTAATTATTTAATTAAGATGAACAACCGAAACATTCAATTTCAATTCCTTCAGGTTTTGGTGGTAAATTCATACTACTATAATCTACTTTTGGAACCTCAACATTTAGTTTTGGTTTTTGTGTCTTTGAGATATCCAACGCTAAGTGTTTAGCCCCTGTTGATATCGCTTTAGTTCTTACATAATAACACAAAGTTTTCAATCCTTTTTCCCATGAATGGAAGTGGGATGATGTAATCTTTGACAATGTCGGATTAGACATATAGATATTCATAGACTGAGATTGGTCAATGAAAGGTGCTCTGTCAGCCGCCATGTTAATCAATTCTCTCTGAGAAATTTCCCAAATTGTTTTGTACTTTGGAATTAGGTGTTCAATTCTTTTAACTTTTTTGTTGTAGTTTTTATCCTCAGGGTCAAGGTATAAATTAAAGTTAATATTTTGAATTGAACCTTCATTCAGAATTATTTCATTCTTCAAGTCTTCAGACCAAATACCAATTTTTTCGAAATCGTTAATCAAGTATTTGTT